GCCTGTGGTGGCTTCGGTGTTGCCTTTGAATCTAACTATGCCTGAATTTGGTTCAAGTGGTTCAAGCAAGTTGCTCAATGGTTCACGGCTGATCATGTCACCAAGATTTTGTTCAGTTACGTTAACGCCCATTGACTGAGCTAAATCAATAAATGCTGCTTGACTAATTTGTTTTGAGGCTGCTTCGTCATCGGCTCTGTCGCTGAGAAACTGAGTCAGCGCCGCTAGTTTAAGAGCGCTGTTGGCAGTTTCATTAAACTCACGTAGACGCATTATCTGCGCTCGCGACCTAGTCCAGTTTTAACGGGCTCTTCAAGGTCTGCTTCTGCATCGGCAGCAAGTGCATCTAGTTCTGCACCAGGTTCGGCAGGCATTTCGGCACCAGCATCCATGGCTGGCATTTCTGCGCCAACATCAGGAGCTGTTTCGCCTGGCACTATAGGTGCTTGACCTGTCACTGTGCCCATGGCAGTTTCTAATTGAATCTTGGATTGCTGTAGGTTCTGTACCATTCCGCCCAGTGCGGCAGTGGCATCTGCATTGAATTTTGTAGCTTGGTCATAGCCAATTTCGTTACGGATCTGGTCAACCAATGCTGGCAAATCTTTGAACTGTATAGAAGTAACCTGTTCAATCATGCGCTGAACTTGATCAACCATGTCTTGGCTGGCCAAGATAACCTGTGCTTGTTGTACTTCGCTCTCGGCTAATCGACGTCCTGTTTTACGACGACTTTCAGCGGCCATTGCGGCAGACAAGGCAGCGCCTTGTACCATCTTTTGTTCGTCTGGTGACAGTGTTTGACCGGCAGCACTTTTGGTCATTGCTGACTTGAGTTTAGGATCAGAAATTTTACTGAGAGCCTGTTTTGTTTTGTTAGGGTCTGGCATTCCCATTGTTGTGTCTGCCGGAATCTCTTCTTTGATTTTTTTAGCCAACACCTGCTCTAGCATTACTAGTTTTAGGTATGCCGAATCCTGTTCGCTCTTATGGAATGCAGGTGTGCGGCGATGCTCACCCAGTAAACCACGCACCCGGCCTAACATAGCATGTGCTTGACGCTTTGAAATTGATTCAAAGGTAATGCTTTTACCAAAGTAACTTTCGAATACTTTAGCGACTTGTTTTGTTTGCGGCAGCACGGCCAATTCTTGCAGTTTCATTATCGAATCCTCGTTGTTGATAATATTTAGCCCAATTCACACATTTGGCTAATCTATTTTCTATTTCTTTTTTCTTTAAAATCTTGTTTTCTAACTTAGTCAGAATGATTTCACGTTGATCGGCATTTTTAGTACGATCGCCAATGGCAGCTCTGGTACTGATATCTACAGTCAAATGGTGTAAATTGTTGTCTAACTGTATTAAATCTCGGGCTACATTGTACTGCTTAAACTTGTCAGCAATGCACCAACTCAATGCTGATTTAGTAGTGTGAAAAACGCCAACATCAGTTAAGGCACAGTGTACTCTGTAGCCTAAACTTTCTTTAACAATGCTGTATTTTCCAAATACTGTATAGTCTCCATCAGAATTTTTCCAGATGCTGTTGTGTTCTAGAGTGGGGAATTCTTTAAGTATTTCTCGGGAAATTTCTTTATCTATTTTCATTTAAAAACATAAGTTACAAGCAGCCAACCAATGACCGCGGCCATAGAGCCCATTGCACCCAGACCCCATGAAATCAGTTGGTCGTTGCGTTTGGCGGCCATGTCTCTGACCATATCACGTATCTGAGCCACCATCTGCTCTAGACTGGCAATTTTAGCATCTACGTTATCTAAACGCAGTTCTAATTGACTATAGCGTTCTGCACACAGTTCTACGTGTGCTTCTAGACTTTTTTTCTCAATAGCAGTGGTATCAACCATGTTAGGTCTCCAATGCATTATTTATGGCTATCGGAGCGAACCATATGTTCTGTTGGTGGCCGTGAGTAACCAACACAGAAGACATTTCAGGTCTATTGTCCAGGCCTAACAACATGGGCACACCTTCTGCATCTGCACGTAGCACAGCGGTTAAATCATCATCAGTTCCGTAAATGTTATCAGTTTCTGTTTCAAATTCAAACATCCAGGCACGATTTAATTGGTCCACAGTGGGTTCTTGTATACGGAACAACTGTGTGCGGAGTCCTAGTATTTGTGTGAGTGTTTCCCAGTTGCGCTGTTGATTTCTAGCACGACCCCAGTCGGCCTCGTCGGTTATGACATTGCCTGCGTGATCACGGAACGGCACACGGGCAGGTTTGTAGTGCCCAGTAACTCCTGTGGCAGTGATGTCAAAGAAAGTTTGTACTACAAATCTCATGAGGTCTTTTTGCTTAGTTCGTACAAGACTTCAACCTTGTTGCACAATTCATCCAGTGCTACATTGTTGTGGCGTGATTCAAATATTTCTGCCCAGCGACGTTTGTTTTCAAGTTCTTCAAGTTCTTGTTTTAATTTAGGGTCTTGGTAGTGCAAGGATTTTGAACTGTTTCCGGGTTGGCGAGCATACACTGTGCGCCCGCCGTCGGGACTTTCAAATATTGTTACTTCAGTTATTTTGCTTACCATCATGATGAAGTATTTAATGTCAAAAGAAAACCCTGGGTTTTATTCCAGGGTTTTTGCGTCAAAAACTATTTAGATTAGTTTGTGAATGTTGCTGTAGCGGCTGTGGTAACAGCGTAGCCTAGTGAAGCAGTCAATGCCACATCTAGATCTTCACCGTTGGCATAGTTCCATGCACCAGTTGGGTATGTGGCCAAGGCCAATGTAGCTTGGTTAGAACCCACTGTGGTGAATTCATACATAGCGATTGTGCATTTAGTTTGAATAGTCAAGAATGCAATGCCCAATGAAGTAGCACTTACAGTAGCGTTACCAGTGAAAGTAACTGTACCGAAGTCTAACTTAGGACCTGCAACGTTAACTGTTGCGCCACTGGTTACTGTGTTAGCACCACTGTTCCAGCCTGCGCCAGGTGACGAAGGAACTGTACCAGCATCCATGTTGACAACTGGTTCAAAGTTGCCGTTTACTTGTGTAATATAAGCCATTTAAAATCTCCTTAGTGTATGGTCGCTTTGGACCTGCATTTATTTATGCCGTAAGGAAAAAAACTCCGGTTAGGCTGTTTGATCTGGGTTGTTTAGAGCACGATTTCCGGCACTAAACCCGAATCGATTTACCAGTTTAGCACGGCCTGCAGGGGTGGCCAACACCCAGCCTTCTTGTCCGGGCTGTTGACGATCTAGCTGTGCCAACATGTCTGTTTTGATATCATGCAACAACAAGAATGCAGTGAATGCCGCAGTGATACCTGCCATGTTTGTGCGTGGGCTTTGCAGGTATTCCACAATGTTATTGAACTTGCGTGGTGTTACATTGGTTTTTAGCCAGTCTCCAAATCCGTGCAACAAGTTGTCGTAGTTGCTGGTGATTCTAGAATTGATGTAGCGTTTGCACAACTGTGGCAAATCAGTAATGCCGGCAGCACGTAGATCAGCAGGATTAAACAAACTGTCAATGGCAGCACCTTGTGTAGACACAATCTGACTCAACTGTTTAACTAGGCCACTGTTTAACTCAACGTTGCGAATGTCTTTGACACTGGGCTCAATCAGCAACAGTCCAGGAACTTCATTCAGTGTGACCTGCTTGATTGCTTCAGGAGCGGCATCAACATCACGATAACGTGTGTGTACAGCAACACCTACTTCGCTGTTGCCAATGCGCTGTCCTAGCTTACTGCTGGCTGGAATCTTGTATTCAACAAAGTTTGGACGGAACACATAAGCGCCGGCCTGTTCAGGAGGTGTGTTGGTATACAGTAAATCGCCCTGTACAAATCCACGCATGCTGTCAGGCACGGCAGCACGTAGCAAGGGAAACAACTTTTGATAAAGCCCAATCAACTCTGTACGATCTCCAGAACGCATGGCCATCATTCTAGCAATATGCTCCGGCGATGTTGCCAAGCCGTCATAGCCTTTGGCACCAAATCCGCTTTTGTCTGTGAGCACAAACGTGCCATCTGGCTTGCGGCCAAATATGATAGCAGGCTTGCCATCCCATTTGACTGTGGTTGTGCCACGTGTGTCTTCTGCGGCGTGGCGCATGATTTCAACTGCATCGCGAATGCCACGTGTGCCTTTTTCAAACACTAGATCTTCTAGGTGTTCGATACGTGCATCCTTAGCACCTTCCACAATCACTGCCATACCTTGATTCACAATGCGATCACGCAGTCTGCCCAAGAAGTTTACTTCGTTGTATTCTTTGTATACGGGCTCTTCGCTTTCCATAAATGGTACACCAATTTTGGCAAAGTGTTCACGTGCATCTGCCAGCTTGGCATCACGCTTGGGATCACCTTCCAGTGCGGCCACAATGGTTTCTACACTGTGTAGATCTTTGCTGGTTGCTTGTTTATTCAACAACAGTCGGGCAATTTTATCTGGATCATCGCTGATAACCTTGTTGGTAGCGCGGTCAGCAATGCCTGCATTTTGATTCAACTTGTAACCCATGCTCTTGGCAATGCTGTTCATCAGCACGTTACGTGCCGATCCACTGTAGTTGCTGTCAGGTGCCGCACTTAGCACAAACTTTGAAAATGGCACATTGGTCAAGAACATAAAGTCAGACTGCACATAACCTGAATTGGGATTGCCTTTGATAGGTGTTTTAAAGTGTACACTGATGCCAGACTTTTTGATGTAGTCTTCCGGTTTGAAACCATGGCTTTGACACCATTGTGTTAGTCGTGCAACCAATTGTTCTTTGCTGACTTGATTGGCATCCACTGCCAGATCCAAATCGCCTGACGTGGGTTTTCTACCTGTGGAGCCCAGTGTGTTGTTTTGCAAATCCAGTCCCGGTAACATTAGATCAAGCCAGGCCAAGGTGGGAGCAACGTCTGCTTGGTTAATGCGCTGTGTTAGTATGCGGCCACTTGCGTCTTTAAAAACATTGCCGCCTTCTTTTAATATCATGGTATTGTGTACCCCATACCTTCTAGCATGGTGTCAATTACTGAATCACCTGTGGTAGATAGTTGTTTGTTGCCAGTTGCAGTCTGAATTGCTTGTCCTGCACTACCCAATACCTGGGCAGTTAGCCCGGACTTGTTTAGCAATGCCACTGCATTGGATCCCATCAATTGACCCGTGGCCGGTGCAGTACCAGCGGCGGTGCCAGCG